TTGGCTGGAACGCCGATCTAGCTTTAACTTCCATGTCGAACGGGACATGTGTTATATCTTTTCCAGCCCCTCGACCGATGTCTGCATGTGGCCACCACTCCGAAAGGTAACGTGCGACCACACGCTCGGTCGAGAATCCTCGATACTTACGGCTTTGTGAGGCCATTGACAGCGTGACACTTAGCGCATGACCAGCTCTTATTAGCCAGATTGACCTTGATATCTTTGTAGGGAATTGCATCATTACATAAGCAGCATCTTGTTGTAAATGTAAACTCCTCAAGAATTGCTATGACTTCCTTAGATCGATGTATCTCATCTTCTGTTGGAAATGACTCCCACTCACCATCTTGGTTCATGAACTGTAGGCGTCCCATTACATTCTCACCTTCTGGCGTTGCCATGATCCATCTTTAGCAATCTCGTACCAGATAACGTCATTAGGCGACTCGCATCGACCACCGATCTCACCTGTAACTGCTGCCTTGCATTTCATGTGCCCCCATGGCTTGCCTGCCTTGGTAGTGCCAGTCTTCCACATCATCTCACCATGCTTGCAATGAGGGATATCCTTCTCGGTCTGGCCGCCAATGATCTCTTTCACCGTCGATACAGCTTCCCCCATTGTGGGCGGCATAGTCGCTGGCTTGATAGTCCATGGATCTTCTTCCTTTACTACTGGAATGTAACTTCCAGATGTCTCTGCCATCTTGGCTTTAGTCTCATCGATCGTGGCTTTTACTTCCATCGCTTTGTTAACTTTAGCCATTTCTTCTCGTGACGCACGCTTTCCCTTTGTCGCGTATCCTGCGTTAGCAAGCGCTCGACCGATAGCGCTAGTCTCACAATTTTCCAGCGCACTTGTCGCATTAACGCCCCGTCCTTGGATGGTCTCTTCAGCGAGGCCCGTCGTCCATGGGCGAATGTCTGCCTCTGTGCGATATATAGCAGCCTCAACAATAAAACGACCAGAGGCTGAATCAAGCAACTTCGTATGTATTTGTCCATCTGGGTGATCCTTCCAAAACAATACCAATCGATCTTCGACAGGAGAATAATCTTCTAAGTTAAACATACTGCTCATCCCTTTCAGTAATTAGTTCACAAGCTAGTGCAAGGTAAGCACACGCGTCGATATAGGAGTCAACGTGATCGGCTGTTTCTTGTAATCGTGCGAGTTTAACTTCGACCATCGCCAGACACGCTTGATGGTCTGAGATTGGTGTCTCAAGCATCTGCTGGAGTCGTAGTGCGATTCGAGTCTGATTGATACGAGGATGACCATATATTCGTCCTCGGTCTCCAATGATGTCAGTAGCTGATAATAGGACTTCACTTGCTTTCACACTCTCACCCTTTCTTTAGATTCGTAGTAATCTCTGACAGCTTTACGCCCTTGTAGATAACCTACGCGAATGCCGACAGTACGGCCTAGATGGAAATATAGTGCTGATAGCGCAATCATGGCAATTAAATCGCCTAGCGATGGATCGAACATTATGCACCTACCAATGAGTCGGCGTGAAACGCTCTAAATGCCGCAACCGCTAAATCACGATTTGGAAATACTGCTGATGAAGATGGTGAGTAAATATTAGTAATTCTGTCACGACTCATAAATGTATGCTTACCATCCCAAGAGCAGCTCTCGTCGCGGCACTCGGCAATTACTCCGCCATTGACTCTTTCTGTGTAAATCTTATGCTTTGTCATCTTGCTCCCTTTATGAACGCCCTTCGTTCATGGGATAATCATCTCAGATGGCTAGGCTCAGTCAATAAGATTTAGATAACGAAATGGTAACGATTCTGCATCGTCAATGTGATCATCGATGTCGCGATCAAGCTCGTTATCTAGGTCGTCCATACCGCTTGCCTGAGACTACGAAAGTCCCATCCTTCTCAATGTAGATCAGATCGACCTGCACATTCTTACCATCGACGTACATGATGGCGAACGCCTGCTGCCAGTTAGCCGAGCCCTTTGTATAACTTGCCTTGCTAAAATCCATAAGATTGCCTACTTCTACGCCATGCAGGACACGCCCTATACGGCCTCCAGAGGCCTCTGAGAAGGACGATCGCCCTGCCCTGTGTGTGTGTCCAGAGATGACGCTCTTACCGTGCCTACGGGCTGCCTCAAGGGCTGAGAGACCCCCTTGAGACTTAATAGGGGTATGGTCGCCGTGGACTGCGATCCAGTTAGGTGCGATGTTATACGGCTTCTTGTGAAAGGTAATCCCTAGCTCATCGAGCTGCATAAACTTCTCAAACCTAAGTTCCGGCAATGATAAGAATGACGGGATCTTACGCATGATCTGTGTGTATAGGCGGTCTGTGTGATTAGACCGAATCATCTGTGTTACTTGTAAATCGTAAAGTACCTGAACAGCCTCATCGCGATCGTCTCCCAGAGTCTGCTCGTAGGCTTCTGGCGTGCCTTCTGACCATTTTGAGATGGTGTTGAAGTCAATTTCATCTCCTATCGTGACTACTTCGTGCGGCTTAAACTTGGTTATAAAACTGGCTAGATTCTTAACTGCGTGTCTATCGTGGAAGGGAACCTGTAGGTCGCTCACTATGACAATGCGCTTCATTAGTCCTCGTCGTCGTCCTCGTAGGGTAAGCGATCCACTCGGTCAGGGATCTCAGGCAGTATCCACTCGGGGTAAGAGTCTCGATCTGTAATGATTGCTAGGCAGAGATCAACTGCGAATCCTGCCTTGCGTAGTGCGCGATACATCTCGTGCAGGCTGATAGCCCATGCGTCAAGCTGTGAGTAAGTATCGAGATCGATGACTTTCTTTCTTGCCATGTCAATAATTATCGCTCGAGAAGGATGTTGTAAATCTCATCGACACGCGAGTTGAGTCGCTTAATTTCAGACAGAAGATGCGTGATCACATAACCTGCAAGCCCACCGATGACGGCAAGGCTAGCGAAGTAAAGAGTGAAGAAGTTTTCTTGAGTCATTCTTTCCCGACTCCGAATGAGGCATCGTTAGGATTGAGCCAGCGCAGAATGACGGGTGCTACTGCTGCCGCGCCTGCCATCGCTAAGGTCTTAGGATCTGTTACGCCTGCCATGTATAGCGCGAGGGCAGCGGCCAAGAATGATCTAGCCCATGATGCTGCGAGTGACTTTGCTTGTTCCATTATTTTCCACCTATCATCGGTATAGTAAAGAATTGAGAGTCTTCGTCGCCCTTGATAGTGAAGCTGATATGCGCGTGATGATTATGCTTATTGATCCCATCATAAGGACGCCAAGCCCAAGCCTTCTTAGCTGAGGCGATCTTGCCGTCGAAGATGATGTAACTAATTCTTTTATCGCCAGACTTTGCAAGGAGTCGAATCTGATCGACCAAGTCAGGCATGACATCGGGCTTCCGGCCTTTGCCGTTAAGGTCGCGGTCAACATCGATGGCACGTACCCATCCTTGTGCATCTGGATTATGATCAGACTTGCGAGCAGAGTGTCTCGTGTCACCGATCCAGCCGTCGCTAGTTCTATCTCTATCTGGGAATGTGTCATCGATCTGCTCACGCAGTTGGATCGCTGACTTGCTCAAGCGCGGCTTCACAGGTTGCACACTCCCATCGCTTTAGATCGTTAAGGGTTAATTCTGGATGATCGCATGGGACAGGCCCGATGAATGCATCATCAATCGGATCGTAGGTATAACCGATACCGGCGTAGTTATAGCGAATCTTGTGATTGTAGCTTGTACGCTTGCAGACTTGGCCTCTTACCTCGGAGTAAGCCTGCTCCCAGTCTGTAATACCATCTACTATTTCCCATTCATCTCGACCGACGATTACCTCTGTAACTATATTGTTATTATCTAAAAACGCGTAGTGTGCCATTAGATAGTTACCGTCCCTGTACCACCTGTAAACACGTAGATTTTTTTACCGCCTGTAGTAGTAGTCGGTGTCGTGCCGCCACCGGTTTTTACAAGAGTGCCGCCTATAGCGGTTAAATCGGAAAAAGTATCAGCGTAAGCTATAACCACAATTCCCGAGCCGCCTTGCCCCGGAGTATATGAATTGCCAGTACCACCGCCGCCGCCACCAGTGTTTACCGTACCATCTGTTGCGTTTGCTGATGCGTTTGCTGCGCCGCCGCCACCAGATCCACCGGCACCGCCTGTCGTGCTACCCCATCCACCGCCGCCGCCGGCTCGAGTCGTGGCCGTCCCAGTAATTGAGGATGAAGTGCCGGCACCGCCGGCCGTGCCGGTACTACTGGCAGAAGTATTAGCAGCCGCCGCAGATGCACCGCCACCGCCGCCAGTCGAAGTTTGAGAGTAAGTGGCTATAGAGTCGCCGCCTTTGTTGCCCTGTGACGGTGAAGTGCTCGGTGTATTTCCTGCGCCTCCAGCCGTTAATCCGCTGAATGCTCCTCCACCGCCGCCGCCCGATCCACCGGCTGTACCGGCATTTGAGCTTCTACCACCTGCGCCGCCGCCAGCTGAAGTAATTGTGCTAAAAACGCTATCCGATCCGGAAGTAGGAGCGTTGCCGCTGCCACTGAGTACTGTGCCACCTGCACCGACTGTCACTGTAAATGATCCGCTTACCGCAAATCCTGTATCTGTCCTATAACCGCCTGCACCGCCGCCGCCAACTTTTGCAGCACCGCCGCCAGCGACAACAAGATAATCTACGCTAGTAGTTTTAGGTACTCCTTGACTTTGCGTAATAGGTGCAATTACGTTAGCAATCATTATGCAATGGCTCCTACGACATACCACGCATCCGTAGCAGTCTTAATGCAGGCTGCGCTCTTGTATTGAGCAAGTGTAGGAGATGCCGCTGTTGCGCCAGCAGATAAGATTGTAGTAGTGCCGGGTGTCACAGCTGAGATCGTGCATGTGCCAGCGCCAATGTTAAGGATTGTAAGAACTGTGCCGATAGGAAATGCTACTGATGCGTTAGTAGGGATCTTATAGGCGATCGCTGTAGCCTTATTCATAAGCTCTAAGACCTGATAGGTATCGGCTATGACCGCCGTATAGTCAGCAGTCTGTGCTGCGCCTACAGTAAAGGCTACTAGGCCGTTATAGTCTGCGGCTGTAAAGATGTCGCCTGTTGTCGCTGGAAAGCCTTCTGCCATGATTTTCTCCTAGTATCCCATTATGGATTGTCCGATTATACCGTAAGTCGATGATCCGATGATGAATCCCTCAACTATAGGCTCAAGTGTTGTAACTGTGCACTTCATACTGTTAGGCGTTATATCCCACGCCAAGCCCTGCACTTGCAAAACCTTCACGATTGTCGAGCCGTCTGGCTGGACGTTAGTGATCTTGACATTGTCAAAATAATCTAGGCCGATCATCGTGTCAGTCGGTACATCTGTATCGAGTAGATCGACAGTCATGGCATCGATGCGGATAGTTGTCTCAGCTCTAGTTGCCACATATATCTTGGCGATGTCTAAAACCTGCGCGTCTGTCTCAGGGATCATGTCTGTAATAGTTGTGCCATGAGGAAAGTACTTAGCCGATGATGTTGCATCTGTTGCAGTCTGTGCTGCGCCGCCTATGCGTGTCATGCTGGCTTGATTGACGATGAGCTTGTCATCGAAGGCGTACTTAAGGTCTGAGTAGGGGATGCCTGTAGTCTGATCGAACTCGATAGGTGCAGCAGCTAGAGATCCCACAACATCGGTGCGATCCTTAAACTCTGCTGTGCCGTCTGCGCGGATAAAGAATGCGCCCTGCTCTGCGAACTCAGCAGCCTTGAGAGCTGCAAGGGATGTGCGAGCCGTTGCCGGATCTGCTTGAACTGTAGTTGATCCTGTGTCAGTGATACGCATCGATGTAGGAAATGAGACTTGATCAAGGATCTTAGTGATACGCGTGCCAGTAGTCTGGCCAGCGGTTGCATCTGCGACAGTTGAGACGTTAGCCATCTGAAAGAGTCTAAACGCATCGGAGCAGATGATATCGACGTATCCAATTTCCTGCCCTGTTGGATAGTAATACTTATAAGAATCGACATAACCTGAAAATAGGAACTGCTGCGATGTTGCAGTAGTAGCAGCTACACGGATCTTTCTCAGTGGAGTCAGATAGCCAAAATAGGGTGATGATGCATTCTGTGGGTTAAAATAAGAATTAGGATCTAGAACTCTGACTGTGCAATTGCCAGACTCGTAAGTATCTCGCATGATGTTACGGCCACGATTGATCTTAATAGATCGAGTAACATCGCTGAGATCAATCACTGGCTCTGGGATTTCTGAACTTGCAAAGGTACTGACTCCGATTACGCCGTATTGCGGATCGCCAATTGTAAAGGGATAGCCGAATGTAGCACCTTGGCTAAAGTCGAACGATACCGAGATGGTTGCAGGAAGTGTCATTCGATTGCTACTGCGCCCTTATTGCGTGATCGATTGACTTGATTGAAAGATCCAGACAGTGAGTTATTTACCTGTGAGTTAGTAATTGCACCGCCAACGATGTCGCCATCAAGATAGACCTCAACGTTAATTGCTTGAGCATTAGCCCCTTGGAATCTATTGACAGCAGACATTAATTCCATCTCTGCATCCGAGAAGCTAGAGGATGGAGCAACTGGCGCATTCTGTAATTGTGCTACAGATACGCCAAGGGATGAGGCTGTGTAGTTAAGCAAGTCCATCGGTAGCGTCCAGTTACGGTAAGGATTGGGAGCCTCTGGCGTAGTCAGTAGAAGGGCACGCAGCTCATTCTGTCGCTTAGTTGCAGCTTCTAATTGATCAGATAATTGTGTGGCTAGGCTTGCATTACCTTCAAGGATAGCCTTCTGCAATAGCAAGGAGATGCGATCAGTCTCGCTAATCTTGCCCTTAAGGGCTGCTTCAATACCAATAGCTTCTAGGTTAAGAGTCTTAGAAGCCTTCTGTAAGGCTAGAGACTTCTTCTGTGTATCGAGAGTCTTCTTCTGGAGTGCTGCTAATTCTTTAGCACGCTTTGCGGCCTCGGCTTCAATCCTACGTCTCGTGCGTTCTTCTTCAATGTTGAAGCCAGCACCGCCAGAACCGCCTGCGAACATTCGGCCTGCGCCTTTGCTAGTTTCCTTGTTGAAGGATTTGATAAATTCTAATACTTGTCCAGCCTGAGTATTTTCTAAAATAAAAGGGAATATGTCTGTTATATATTTTTCAACCCCTGGAATTTTCTTAATTTCTGCGATCATGGTTGCAAGTCCTGTGATAACAGAACTGATCTCAGTTGCCAGCATCTCCATCGAGTCTGCTAATGGCTGAACTGTGTTGCCGTCGCCTGCGAGAATGCTCAAAGAATCTACCAGACCCTTACCAATGATCTCTGTCGCTTCACTTGCCGCTGTAGATAAGATCCCCATCTTGCCAGCGTAGGTCTCAAGGTAGGCAGCATTAGCACCTGAGAATTGCTTGCCGAGTTTCTCTTGTACATCTGCGAAGCTCATAGTCTTAAGCTCGGCTTGAGTTACGCCTAACTTGTATTTGACGAGTCCACGAGTCTGTCCTGTATAAGCCCTCGTTAAATCTTCCACGACCGTGCCATAATCGACGCCAGAGCCTCGTGAGATGTCTAAGGCTTGAGTAAGTAATTCTTGAGACTTAGCAACTGATCCAGTAGTCTGCAATAACTTCTGCATCGCTGGTCGAAGAACGTCATCTGTAACACCAGATGCTTTAGATAACTGAGAGATAAACGCTTCTATGCGTGGAACCTCGAAAGATAGGCCAAGATTCTTGACAGCCTGTGCGAGCTGAGAGGCTGCCTTCTCATCTGCAATAAACGCCTTTGCAGCATTCTTACCAAAATTGATAACGGCGGCAGTTGATAGCCCAATGCCTGCTGCGCCTGCTAGTTTCTTTACAGCACCCTGTAGGCCTTTGACTTCCTTGCCAGCCTGCTTAAGTCCCTTACTGTCAAAGATCGTTGCAATGCGGATTGCTAGACTTGAATTGGCTGACATTAGCGGCCTCTAAATTTCATTGTAGTTCCCTTAGTAACTCTTAGGGCTGTGTCCATTGACTTCTCAATAGCCTTTAATACGGCAGCATTGGTCTTACCTTGATCTTCTGCCCATGCTCTAAATAATAAACGGCCTTTAGTCTTACGAGTACGACGGCCTGCTGCGCTTGACTGCTGGCTATCGACCAACGGCGGCAAGGCGTCGATGAATTGACGGCCTGCATTAGGGTTAGCAGATTGACTCTTTGTCTTGTCGCTGCTGCGCTGCTTGTAGCCAGCCTTTCTTGCGAAAGGTGTACCAGCATTCTTATAAATATCTACTAAAGGAGCTTGTCCTCTACCCTCTGGCCCTGACTTACGTCCGGCAGTCTCGTAGATCGATCCTGCTGCACTCTTATTAAAGATGGTAGCAATCGATCTAAATCCGCGCTTATTAGGCTTAGATGGCGCAGTGCTATATCCAATGCCGCGCTTGATGTCGCTAGAGCTGAAGACGCGATTCTCCCATAGTCCTACAGCATTACCCCACCCTGAGAGTGGAGCATCGCTAGGGACGAATCCTCTAGCCTTGACTGCAACTACCTTGAGAAGGTTTCTAATCTCCTTCTCGGTTTCTTTAGCCAGAGCAGGCTCAACTTTCTTGAGTGCCTTACGAAGCTCAAGTGCGCCGCTTACTTCTGTAGGCATCCTGTTGCTCCTTTGCTCTGTCTTTCAATGCTTTCAGTAACATCTGGAGCATCGATGAATCTAAATCTATAAGTGCTTGTGGCGGGATAGCCGTCTCAATGCTCAAGCGAGCGATGAGATAGTGGATGCTATCCCTGCCTAGGCCAAAGGGTCAGACTCTGCAACCTCTACACTCTTAAGAGTTTCGAGAAAGTCTGAGCCGAATGGCTTGACTGTGACTCCACTTAGTCTAAGGCCTTCCCATGCAAGCCAATAGACGTCTGACTGCTTTTCATCATCGCGGAACGCTTTGTGAAATCCCTTTTTGGCATATAGCTCGAACGCGTACTCAAGTCGAGGAGTGATCTCGATCTCGGTGACGCTGTTGTCTGCCATCGTGACTATTAACTTTGCCATGCTGTGCCCCTTTGTTTAGTTAGATTATGCGGTTGTGATTGCTACTGTGCCGTTGACATTAAATGTCAGGCTTTGCATACTTAGGTCAGCGACAGAACCGTTGATGTCTGTAGTGCCGTTGATTAAGCATGTCATTGTATAAAGAGGGTTGGTCGCAGATGTAGCAGCAGATGTCTGCTTAACTGTGATTGTAGTTGATGTACCCCATACAGCCTGCAAGGTCTGTAGAACCTCAGAAGTTGCTGTGTCATTAAGGAAGTCGATTGTAATTGATGATGCCTCTAAGCCCTTGACGAACTTATGGCCTGAGTCACCCATTGCTGTCACTTCAAGCTCATCAAAGGTGCGGTTAATTGTTACTGCTGTAACGTGGTCAGATAAGTCGACTGAATTGACTGTCAAGACTACGCCATTATTTAAGAATACAGCCATTGGATTATTCCTCGTCTTTCTTAGTAGTTACTGGCTTTGGTGCTGGTGTTGCTACCTGCCCGATTTTGATCAGGAAGGCGTCTCTTTCTTTTTCCCACTCGGACATGTTAGCTCCAACTCGTTAGGATTGATATGTTGATATTGCAAGTAAGTAGATCACCTGACGCCGCACTAAGTACGGCCGGAGCCGATACATCAGAGACGTTGTAGGTGTATGAAGATGCAGCGAGCAGGCTAAACACGCGCACGATGTCATCTTCAATTCCATTAAGGTTGCCTTCATTATCTAGCAACGGCACGAAGATCGACACCTGAAAGTTAGCCATAGGAGCGACCGTGGTATATGAATTATTAGAAGGCGTGATGTAAGGATCGCTAGGGCTGACTACGACGCTGTTAGCAATCACAGTAGCAGGCGGGAATGAGAAGACTGAATACTTTGTGTTATCTGTAAGAGCTGCTGCGATACCTGCGCGGAGTGTTGATATGGCGGCCATTAGCCCACCATTGATCGCGGATCAAGATATGGAGCAAGTAAGCCGCGAACGCGAGCGAGCAAGGTATTACCCATGCGATACGGTGAAGGCGCGTAGCCATCGATGCTAACGCCGCCAGATGAAGGTGCTTGGCGAGACTGCCAGATGTCGATCGAGATCATGAGAGACGCTTCTTGAATCGCAGGTACTGTTGTGTAATCTGTGTAAGTCTCAACTGCTGCGATGCCATAAGGCTCGACTGAGTGATAGGGATTGTCGCTAGTGTGTGTTGTCGTAATTGTAAAGGATTGAGTGTCGACGCCTGTGATTGTCTTTGTGCCATTGTACTTTGTGCCAGCGCCAGAGATTACAACTGACTGTCCGACGTAGAAGTAGTCACGGATATTCTGATCAAAGTAGAGAGTGCCAACTGTGCCTGTGTTGCCGTGAGCAATGATGTACTGCTGATTCTTCCATAGAAAGGGCAAGAGTACGTTATCTGCGGCATCGCAGACAGACTGCAAGACTGCATCAGTATAGAGAGTGCCAACGCCTAGGGCGGTGCGAAGCTCTGCAACTGTTG